TAATCTACTGTAAACATCGCCTTTTACAGGCGCACAAACTCATCTGGAACAAGATAGCCGCCCTCTGCATCTGTGCCAACCTGCAAGTCGTTGTGTACATCAATCCAGTTGCGGTTTTTGACGCTGTTCCAGAAAGCTTTCTTGTAAGTGTCGCTCGCTGTACCTGTCTTTTCCGTTACGTCTGGTGCGGCAGGCTTACCGAGAACAGGAGTGGAAGTTGCCTTGTTCATTTCAGCTTCAATTTCAGTCTGTCTTTCCAGACGCTGAATTTCCTTGCCGAGATCAACAATCGTTTGTTCCATCGCATCGTAGGTCTTGGAATCTTCCTCACTGAGAACGCCGTTTGCATTTCTCTTGCTATCAAGGAAGTCACGGGCTGTATCCCAAGCCTTCTTTCTCTTTTCTCTGAGTTCTTTAATGGTCATAATCAATTCCTCCAATCAATATTTCAAAAGTGCCAGTCTTTTTTCAAGCTGGTCAATCGATGTACCTGTAACGGATTCTGCTGATGCAGATACTTTGGATAAGAATGCAGATAGATTCTTCGATTTGGAATAGGTCATTGCGGTCAGTGTATCTTCTTTTTCCTCTTCATCCGGTTTTTCCTCTTTGGGAACAACAGGCATTTTCTTCTCTGCAAAGAGAATCCCGTCCACAAATCCCATTTCATGAGCCTTTTTCGCATTGAGCCATGTTTCATCGGACATCAGCTTTGCAATCTTGTTTCGGCTGAGATGAGATTTGGTTTCGTAGGCGTTAATAATGCTCTCTTTGACTTCTTCCAGAAGTTCAATTGCTTTTTCCATATCTGCTTTATTGCCCATTGCTGATGTGGAAGGGTCGTGAATCATCATTAGGGCAGTCGGTGCAATCAAAGTTTCATCGCCAGCCATTGCTACAACCGAAGCCGCTGATGCAGCAATGCCGTCAATTTTCACAGTAACCTTGCCTTTGTGATTTTTTAGCATAGAATAAATCTGACTTGCAGCGAATACATCACCGCCTGGCGAATTCAGCCAGACTGTCAAGTTTCCGCTGACTTTTGCGAGTTCATCACGAAACAGTGCAGGTGTGACCTCGTAGAGTAGGAAAGTATCGCCTTGCTATGTTTCCATAGTAGGTTTATACAGACCCCTCACCGAACCGTGCTTACCCCTCTCGGAGTACACGGCTCTCCATTGTTATATAAAATCAAATCAACTCATTGATTATGAACTTTATGGTGGCAATTCCTGCATAACACCAATGTTTTTCGCCTTTTGGCTATCATTGCACGTTCCCAATCGTTTTTACCTTTCAGGTCTTTCACTTTATGAACGTGATGAATTTCATAGTATTCTGCATTTGTGTCCCCACACAGTTCGCAAACCTTTGCTTTTAAGCGTTCTTCAAGTGTATTTCTTGAATAGCCATATATTACGGCTGCGTTTGAGATATTGTCCGTACCATCTTTTGAGTCTTTGCAATCAGAGTATTTAGCAAAATAACAGCGTTTTTTACCGCTTTTAGTTTCGTATGGGATTCCCCATCCGCCTTTTCCGTCTTTAAACTTTGCTATTATCTTTGAAATCTTGGTATTATGTTTTGCCGCCAGTGTTTTCAGACAGCTATATTCCATTAGATAAGCAAAGTAACGCAATTGGCAGTAATTACTTGCTAAATTGTAATAATTGCAGATTCCTCTCAGCTCTGAATTGTATGTTGATATGATTTCAAGGTCTGACATATGTATCATATAGCTGCGATGAGTAGGAAACAGAGAGCCATCCTTTTTTTGAAAGATGACACCTTTATCGAACATGAAACGGTTGATTTTTTCCTTTAATGGAATTAAAAGTTCAACCTTATTATTCAATGTTCTCAATGAAACTCCGCCATTTTTGCTTTTAATTTTGGCATTTCTTCTTACACTGATGTCGTAACCTAAAAATCTTGCATGATTACTGCTGTGAGTTATCAGCGTTTTCTCATCACTGAGCTGCATTTTAAGCACCTCGCTGATGTATTGTGACAGCTTCTTTTTTATTTCGATGCATTCTTCACGACTTCCATTTACTGATAAAATAAAATCATCAGCATAACGAATATATTGAATTTTTTTGTCTGTCTGTGATTTGCATGGAGTTTTAAGCTGAACACTGCGGACTGCTTTCAAATTTTTAATTAGCTGTTTTTTTCGCTCATAATCCTGTGGGTCGCACTCTCTGATTGCTTTTCGTGCTTTTTCTGTCTGATATTTTGCTTTTCGGTATTCGGGAGTATACTTTTCTTTGCTCGGTTTATCAAATTCCTCTTTTAGATTTTCTACAAACTTATCCAGTTCATGCAGATAGATATTTGCCAGTATGGGAGAAATGATTCCTCCCTGCGGTGTACCGCTGTATGTCCTGTGATATATCCAGTCTTCAAGATAGCCTGCTTTCAGAAATTGTTGAATAAGCTGTATTAATCTTGCGTCTTTGATTTTTTTGTTCAGTATTCCTATCAGTACATCATGGTTAATATTGTCAAAACAGCCCTTGATGTCACCCTCTATGAACCATTTTGCACCTGTGAATTTCATACGCAGACTTTTTAAAGCAGTATGACAGCTCCTGTTTGGTCTGAAACCATGAGAACATTCATGAAATATAGGTTCATATACTGCTTCTAAAATCATGCGTACAGCTTCCTGTACAAGTTTGTCTGTAAATGTCGGAATACCAAGTGGACGCATTTTATCAGAATTCTTTTTTTGTATATATGTGCGTCTTACCGGCGTTGGATTAAATTTGCCGTTTTTCAGCTGTTCTGTGATTTTCTGTATTTTTCTTTCACTAAAGCTGTCGGCAGTGTCATCATTTACACCTTTTGTTGATGCACCATTATTTGCATACAGATTTCTGTATGCTTCAAACCATATATCCTCCCGCAATAAATATCTGAACAGACGTGTAAACACTTCATCTTTATTGTTCAATGAGTTTTTGCTTATTCTCGTCAAAATTTCGGTTGTTGGTTGCATTTCAGCCATTGAGGTTTTCCTCCCTAACTTTCTTCATTTTTGACCATAACAACTGTTTCCCTTCGCCATGCAGACGGTGTTACCGTCCTCGGACTACTATGGAAACTCCGTACCCTTGGGTCATATTCAGATTCTTAAATCATAGCTTTTCAGCATTGACCTTTAGGGTATCCTCGGTTAGTGTAAATAACTGGTTGCAGATTGTCGGATATGCTTTCGTTTCGTTTGCACAAGTTCTCTTGCACGTCATATGAATATTGAGGCAATAATTTATTGGAGATGATAATAAATCACATTCATATTTAAGGTATCAGGCAAATTTCCTTAACCATTGGTTAACTGGGACTTGAAACTCACATTCAACAAATACAGTTTTATCCTCTTATCTGCTTAGCGTTGCGGTTCAGTCGTTCTTGATTGCCTTTAAGAAACTTACCGCTTCCCCAACGTGCTATGTTCCCGTATCAGCTTTCGCCTTTCGGTTAGTTGGGTCGCTTACAGAATTACCTATTCTGTGTGTTACCAATTTCACATTTACTTACACCCTATCCGAGCGCACATCTCCCCACCAAGTATCTTCAGAGATAGGACCGTTAAACAAAAGCTCTGTTTCCGATGTATCTTCGTTTTGGATAAAGTTCCAAAATTTCTTCATTTGGTTTTCTCCTCCTTTTTTGGATTTGCAAATGCTCCTGCATCAGCGAGTTTTGTAAAGCTGCCATTTACGAGATACAGGTTTCCACCCTCTTCGTCTGAAAGCATATTCATATCTTCCAGTTCTCGGATGTCATTCGCCGACATCCAGCCGTTTTGTCTTGCGGTAGCATAGCCCTGCATTCTGGAAGCATAATCGCCACGCAGTAGTCCGTCTACATTGAACTTGATAAAATATTGTCCTTTTTCTGAATCGGAAAGCAAGGCTTTCTGCAAAGACTGCTCCCATCTAACGATCCAAGGGTCAAGGCTGTATTTGACGAAGTCTAATGATAGATGTTCCACATTTGAAAATGTTGCGTGGTCAAGGTCACCGATCATATGAAGCGGTACACGGTACATTCTTGCGATTTCCTCAATCTGAAACTTTCGTGTTTCCAGAAACTGTGCTTCATTATTCGGAATTGCAATGGGAGTAAACTTCATGCCCTCCTCTAAAACTGCGACCTTGTGGGCGTTTCTTCCGCCATAGGCTCTTTGCCAAGCATCACGCACACGCTCCGGATTTTTGATCACTCCGGGGTGTTCCAACACGCCACTTGGTGAAGCACCGTTTCCAAAAAACGATGCTCCATATTCTTCACAGGCAATAGAAATGCCGATTGCATTTTTTGCAAGTGCAATCGGCGAATATCCAACCAGTCCGTCAAATCCTAAACCCGGAATGTGCAGGACTTCATCGGCGTAAAGAATGATGTCCCCCTGTTCTTTCAGATTCGGATTTGCTTCATCGTAACGGCTGTAAATGTATATCAGGCGGTTTTTCTCATCACGGTCAACCTTCATCTTATCCGGCATCAGAGGATATAGTCCCAAAACATCACCTCTGCCGTTACGGATAATCTGTGCATAGGCATTGCCGTAGATCAGCAGATGGGACATCAGGGTTTCTCTGAAGACAAACGATGTCATTTCAGGACTCGGCTGATCGTGGAGTAAAAAATAGAGCGGATGCCGTGGCACTCGCTCCTTTCCGCTATCGTTGTATTTGTACAAATGCAGTGGCAGCTGTGCGATAGCCTCCGACAAAACTCTCACACAGGCATAAACCGCAATATGCTGCAGGGCTGTTCTGTCGGTGACTCTTTTTCCCGCATTGCTTCTGCCGAAAAAATATGTGTATGACGGGCTGTCATAACTGTTTTGAGGCTTATCTCTGGACTTGAATAGTCCGCTGAAAATTCCCATAAAATTATGCTCCTTTCTTGACTTTTCGTATATGGATGTGGTATAATATGTGAAACTAAATGTAGGGCGTCTGCCTTACAAATCGGAATTTGTGAAGGCAAGTGAATCGAATACTACGATACAAGATACCATGGAGGAATATAAGAATGTCGAAAGATGAATATTTGATAACCGATGCACCCCTCAAAGCGTTGACGGTTTTTGCAATGCCGATGATTCTTGGGAGTTTTTTTCAGCAAATATACAATATGGCCGACTCCATTATTGTCGGTCAGTTTGTTGGTTCTTCTGCACTTGCAGCTGTCGGTGCCTGTGCAGCATTGACCAATGTGTTCATTTGTGTGGCACTGGGAGCTGGCGTAGGAGCCGGTGTGCTTGTGAGCCGTTATTTCGGAGCCAAAGAGTATGGCAAAATGAAAACAATCGTGTCAACCTCATTGATTAGCTTTTTGCTTCTAAGTATCTTCCTTGGTGTTTTTGGCTTTTGCTTCTCCAACTCGATGATGCGTGGATTGCAAACCCCTGCCGACATACTGGATGACGCAGTGCTGTATCTGCGGGTCTATTTCGTGGGCTTTCCGTTTCTGTTTATGTATAACATTTTTTCTACCATGTTCACCTCGATCGGCGAATCCAAAATTCCGCTGGGACTGCTGATTTTTTCGTCCATCCTGAATATTTTAATGGATCTTTGGATGGTAGCCGGGCTTGGTCTCGGTGTGTTCGGTGCAGCCATTGCGACCCTGATTGCACAGGGAATTTCAGCAGTGTTTTCGTTTTTGATCTTCTTTGCACGGATGCGGCAATATAAAACCCCCTTTAACAGGTTTGAACGGCAGGAGTTGTATTCCATGCTTTGCATTGCGGTGCCGTCGGTTTTACAGCAGTCCACAGTGTCCATCGGTATGATGATCGTGCAGGCAGTGGTAAATCCCTTCGGCACACAGGCGCTTTCCGGGTATGCAGCAACGATGAGGGTAGAAAATGTTTTTTCGCTGATCTTTGTATCCATCGGCAATGCGGTTTCGCCGTATGTTTCCCAGAATCTTGGCGCAAAGAAAATTGATCGTATCAAAAAAGGCTACCACGCTGCACTGGTGCTGGATCTGTGCTTTGCAGCCATTGCGTTTGTGGTCATTGAAGCACTGCACACGCAGATTTCCTCGCTGTTCTTAGGAAAAGACGGAACGGCGTTGGCCTATCAGGTGTCCGGTGATTATATGAGGTGGATTGGTTACTTTTTCATCTTCATGGGCATCAAGATGGCAACCGATGGCGTCCTTCGCGGTCTCGGAATTATGCGTCCGTTCCTCGTTGCAAACATGGTGAACCTTGCGATTCGCCTGTCCGTTGCATTGATCTGTGCACCGCGTTTCGGTATTGCCTTTGTCTGGCTTGCTGTACCAGCTGGTTGGCTTGCGAATTTTTTAATCTCTTATGTGGCTCTCAGGAGATCATGGCCGACTGATAAAATGGCATCAACCAGATAACTTCCAGTTTGCAAAGATAATCAAACCTATAACACCAGCATCTCCCTCGTATCATAAACCGACTCATCAGACACACATCCACAGCGAATTGCCCGGTCAAGAGCCATGATCATGGCGACAGCACCGTCAATTTTCTCTGTGGATTTTTCTTTATCCGGCTTGATATTTCCGGCAGGGTCACGCCTGATGAAAATGTTATCCATCATCCACCGAAGAACGGGGTGTCCGCTGTGGGCAAGGGTCTGTTCCAGAGTCAGTTTCATCAATTCCTTGGTCGGCGGTGACATATCCTTGTAACCCTGTCCGAACTGAACCATCGTGAAGCCCAATTCCTCCAGATTCTGTGACATCTGCACTGCACCCCAACGGTCAAAAGCAATTTCTTTGATATGGAATTTCTGCCCCAGTTCATCGATGAAATTTTCAATAAAGCCATAGTGAACCACATTTCCCTCAGTGGTTTTCAGATAGCCTTGCCGTTCCCAAATATCATATGGAACATGGTCACGTCTTACTCTGAGGGGCAGCGTTTCTTCCGGCAGCCAGAAGTAAGGCAGAACATAATAATGTTCATCATCTTCAGTAGGTGGAAAGACAAGTACAAAAGCTGTAATATCTGTTGTACTGGAAAGGTCAAGTCCACCATAGCAGATACGCCCAGCAAGCATCTCTTCATCAAAAGCAACCTTGCATTTGTCCCACTTTTCCATCGGCATCCAACGAACCGCCTGTTTTACCCATTGATTCAAACGCAGTTGTCGAAAAGCATTTTCTTCACCGGGAGTTTCCTTTGCAGAATTACACGCAGCCACCACCTTATCCATTCCGATGGTCTTATCCAGACTTGGATTTGCTTTTTTCCAGACCTTCGGATCCGTCCAGTCCTCGGATTCATCTGCACCATAAATGACCGGATAGAAAGTCGGATCGTGCTTTCTGCCTTCCAGAATGTCCTTTGCCTTTTGGTGAACTTCATAGCAGATTGAATTTGTGTCCGTTCCGGCCGTGGTGATGAGAAAATACAAAGGCTGCATTCTCGCATCGCCGGAACCTTTGGTCATAACATCGAACAATTTCCGATTGGGTTGCGTGTGAAGTTCATCGAACACGACCCCATGGATGTTGAAGCCATGTTTGGAATAGGCTTCTGCCGAAAGCACCTGATAGAAGCTGTTGGTCGGAATGTACACGATACGCTTTTGTGAGGTTAGAATTTTCACCCGCTTGGAAAGGGCAGGACACATTCGTACCATATCGGCAGCCACATCAAATACAATGGCAGCCTGTTGGCGGTCAGCGGCACAGCCATAGACTTCGGCACGTTCTTCGCCGTCACCGCAGGTAAGCAGCAGGGCAACCGCAGCGGCAAGCTCTGATTTGCCATTCTTCTTGGGAATCTCGATGTAAGCCGTGTTAAACTGACGATAGCCATTCGGTTTTAAGATTCCGAACAGGTCTCGTATAATCTGCTCCTGCCAGTCCAGAAGTTCAAATTTCTTTCCTGCCCATGTGCCTTTGGTATGACTGAGGCATTCAATAAAAGAAACAGCATAGTCTGCCGCCTTTTTATCATATTTTGAATCTTTCGTCATAAAGCGTGTTGGTTTAAATCTTGCCATTGCATCACCTCCCTCAACAAAAAAGACCTGCCAAAAAGCAAGTCTGTATCATTTATTTTTATGCCCCGGTGGGCTTTTTTTTAATCGAGATTCCATTCCCATTGTAACCATATTACCATACAAATTCAAGGATTGCAAGCCGCTAAACATACAGAAAAAGCAATGGAATTTCGGCACTTTCTTGTGTATCATACACGAACCCAAATCAGGTGTACGACCGCCAGAGCCTTTCGGCTCCGGCTTGTGGGATTTGGTTTTGGAAGAATCAGTTGTACTGTTTCAGCAGGATCGCCAGTGCAGTTTCGGTTTCCTCATCCTCCGGCGGAATATCCATGCCCCGGTCGAAATTGAACACCGTTTTGCCATTCCACCGCAGGGAGATTTTCGAGACTCTACCTTCCTCATATCCAAAAATGGAAGGCTCCTCATAGTGTTTCACCCAGTAATGAAAAGTGCTTTTTCCTACCTGAATTGTTCCTTCTGTCCACATTGTTTTTTCCTCCAGTTTTCGTTGTTTTTTCCTCTTGGCATGATGTATATTACCATAACCGCCGAGAGAAGTCAACGAAATTTCCGGCATATTCTGCACAAAGAGGAAAACAGAAAATTGTGTATGATACCAACCAAAAAGCAAGCCCCACGTTGCCCTGTGTGGGGCATTTGTGGGAAAGGGAAAACCACTCGGAGAAAACAAAACTACGCCGGACAGGGGCAACACAGCGGCTGTACGAGCCGCAGCCCCTTTCGGGGCTTTGGTCTTGGATTGTGGGTTTTGGGTTACCGTCCGGTCTGGCACTCCCATTCAAATTCGCAGGCGTTTTCGTACTCCTCATCGAAAAGGGCATCGTCGTCGATTTCCTTTTCCGTAAAGTCAATGCTGTCGATTTCCTCAAAGGTCGTTCCGTTTGCCTCGGCATCTGCCTTTGCAAGGCTTTCTGCGTTTTCCTCAACCCATGCAGTGAACGCCTCGTTGTCCATCCTGTCCTCGTTTTCAATCTCCAGTTCGTATTCGTAGTCCGCATCGAACCAGGTGATGACCGCCTTTGTGATTTCGGTTCTTTCGTTCCAGTCCGTTCTGTTTGCCATTGCTCTTGCCTTTGCGATTCCGTATGCTACCATTGTGTTTTTCCTCCGTTTTTTTGGTTGTTTTCCCTTTCGGTAACTGTATATTACCATACCTTTTGGCGTATAGCAAGCGGCTAAATGTACAGAACATAAGGCGATATTTCCGCTGTATATTTGGTGGATCTGACACTGGATAAACTTGCTTTTCTATGGTAAAATACAGTACAATGAAAAAGGCATCTCGGAAAATCGCAGCCATCAACCAAGCCCCACACAGTTCGCCTGTGTGGGGCTGATTTTGACAGTTTTTCGGCAAGTGTTCTGAAAGCCCACACAGGGCAAACAGGACGGTTACATGGGGAACTTTCGGTGCATTACAGACAGGATTTTCTCCCGTTCCTCCGTGGAAACGCCGATGCTTTCCAGTGCCTGCCGAATGCCGCAGTCCGGGCAAACGGGCGTTTGGTTGTCCGTTCTGGAAAGTGCAGGCACACCGGAGTAGGGCTTTCCGCAGAGTGGGCAGACCGCCGAAACTGGCTTATCCGTTTTCATGATGGTACACCTCCCGTTCGCTGATGTCCATGGCTTTCCGCAGGTGTTTCAGGTCAAAACCGAACTGGCGGTAGCCGCCCACACAGGTGCGGATGTAGGCAGAAGTGGGAATGCCCAGTTTCCGTTCCTCGTGCATGATATACACAAAGGCAGTCAGCTTTTTCCCGGTTTCCGCAAGGGGAAGTTCCAGTTCCGTTTTGTAGTAGAAATGGGGATACCCCTCATAGCGGTCAAGAGCGAGTTCATCTCGTTCCGACACCGACCAGACTGCCGCCGGAACGGTACAGCCCTGTTTGGGCTCGATGGTCAGATAGGAGCCGGTCTTGCTGCCCTTGAACAGCAGCTGGTAATTTGGGATCTCCGCAGTCCCCACAATTCTGGCATCCGGGCAGCGGAACTGCATCTGTTTCACGTTCAGATTGCTGCCGTAGGCAAGGTAAAACTTTTTCATGTGATCAAATCCTTTCTGAAAGGGATACCCTTTCACCACCATAAGACCGCCGAAGCGGTCTGGTGTAGCTGGTAGCAAAA